CTGACCAAGCCCCTAGGAAGCTTTTACCCGCATTAATCCCCCCTTTGTACCAAAGAGATAATTTACCATTAGGATTTTTGAGCAATTCCACCATTTGGGATTGTGCTCCTGGGTGTGGTTCAAAAACGGGAAAAGCCTTTTGCTCCCCTTGTAACTCAAACCCTATAGACCAATCAATTGATTCGTGAATTGTGGACAATCCTAACTGTTCTATATGCCTACTCACAAAAACCCAGCAGATTAAATATCTCTATACTACAATTTAGGTACGACTATTATTTGATTTGTTATGGATTTTTCGCTGCCAACTTGCCCGATTGAAAAATTAGAAGGGGAAACTAGCACGGCTTACTCCGCACTATGGGTATTCCTAGAAATGGGGCCGATTAGAACGGTCCAACTTGTGGCGGATCACCTTCAATCCCTACGGGCAAATAGGAAGCTATCAGAGCGAAAAGATAACGATACCCGCACTAGGAACGGAAGATTAGAGCGATACGCAACTGATCACCGATGGCACGAAAGAGCCGATCTTTACGATGAATGGCTACGGCGGTGCCATCTCAATGCAAAACTGGAGAGCCAAAAAGAAACCTTTGAGGCATTGGTTAGACCGTTTCGTGAGGGCTACGAGCTAAAAGTTGAAGTAGAAAAACGACTACTAAAACAAATTCAACTTAACGCTATTAGCTCAGAGGAAAGGCAGTCTAGCGGGCTTGCTGACCCATTTTTGAGTGTTAGGGATGTTTCTGAATTGTCGGGGGCATTTCAACGGGTAACGATGGCAGGAAGGTCGATTATTGAGGATGCGCTTAAGTTCCATGGGCTTGATGAGATTGCCAAAAGAATTGGGGCAGAAACGGCTAAAAACGATAAACACTAAAAAACCCCTTTCGGGGCTTAGTTGGGGTTAATTTAGATCAAAGGCAAGCCAATACTCAAAGCTCTCATCCCTGTTTTTGTACCAATAGATATCATCGTAGATCAGCGTTGAGATTAGCGCGGATTTTCTTAGATTGGCAATCATGGGAAGGTTTCTTATGCTCTTAATGTCCCATATCCACCCTTGATTGTCATCAGTAAATATACCGAACTTTCTAGGAATGATAGGATAGAACAAATACACTAGGATTTATCATGTACATTATCCAACTGGCTCCAGAGGATTACCTAGGGAGAGATATGCGTAAATCAGATAAATCAAACGCTATTAGGCTAAACAGGGATAAAGCGATTCACATAGCGGATTGATTATCAAAAGAAAATCCCAATGTTATCGTTAAACTAGAGTAGAACAAATACACCAAAAGTTGTCATGCCGTCCCCAAAGCCCTCCGCCGAGGTTAGGGGAATTGGAAACTTATCTGATTATCTTTTGGCTAATAATCTGGCTGTTCCCTATAGTTAGTCTGGGGTATCCTCTAATTCGGAATCTGGCACATCAACATAAACCATCTCATAGCCTAGCTTTTTTAGATACTCTCGCATTGTTTTGTTTTCTTCTTCTAAGGCGTTGCGATCTTCAATAACTTTTAGTATTGACTTATTCGCTTCCTCTAGATCGGCATTGCCTTCAATAGCTTTTAGCGTTGCTTGTTTTTGCTTGATTAGATTAGTTTTGGCATTAATGTACGCATTTTCTAGATCCAATACTTTTTGCCTCCAACTATTGCTCAATTCCTGTGCTGCTAGATAAGTATTCTGATCGTATATGGCTCTAGCTTTTTGGAATGATGGCATGGCTGATATTTTCTGAATAGCTTTTAATAGTTCATCCTCTAGATCGACTTCAAACTCTTGTAAGGTTTCTAGAAATCGAATTACTTCGGCGCACTTCCTTAGATTCTCGCTGCTAAATCCGCTAGGACTGAGGCTAGTATCGGGAGCATCATCATTACTAAAGTTGACTACCATTTAATCCCCTCAAAAATTGCTAGATTAGGTTTATTGTAGCAATAGGAATATAGATATGCAATTAGAGCAGCTTTACAAATACTTGTGTCAATCTCCCTGCGATATTAACGAACACCTTCCCACGCTACGGGATCTGGCTTCACGGGTGGACACAGTAACAGAATTTGGCACACGCCACGGAGTCTCCACTGTGGCCTTATTGTCGGGACAGCCTAAAAAACTAACCTGCTACGATATAGATCCCAAATGGGACGATTGGAATGAAATTCTGAAACTTCGGGGCAAAACATCCTTGTCATTCAATGTTCAGAATACCCTGAAAATCGAAATAGAGTCTACGGACTTATTATTTATTGATACTCTTCACACTTACGATCAGCTAATCGGGGAACTCACATTACATTCTGGAAAGGTATCCAAATACATCGCTTTGCACGATACTGTCACTTTTGCCCATGTGGGAGAAGATCCGACTAAAGCGGGGCTATGGGATGCGGTTTCTGAGTTTATTTTTGATCAACCTTTTGAGGTCAAGTACCACTATCAAAACAATAACGGCTTAACAGTTTTAGAGCGTATGAATTGACAAGAAAAAGCCCCTAGTAGGGGCTTTAAGTCATCTAAAACTATGCACTGGCTTTATTCTATTACGGCATATCGCACCGAAGCGCGATCAGTACCAGAAACGTTAGCTCTAAAGGTGATAGTTTGGTCGGGAGTGGATGGGGATATGGAAAAAGTTCCACTTCGTGTCATCTTGGGAATATTTACTGCAATCCCTTTTGTTCTTGTTCCCACAATAATTCCATTAAATTGTAGGTTGTCAATCACCTGAGCGGATGCCCCGTATCCAACGGTAGGAACTCCTGAGTAGGTTTTTCTTACCATGTATTTTACGGCTCTACCAGCAGCAGCAGCGGCGAAAACCAGAGTTCCCGAAATCAGTTGAACGTCGTCAAATAAGGTCGGAGTTGTTGTCCGCACTTCTAGAGGTACGACATTACTTTGGTTGTCATCGACAAAGGTAACTTGAACATTAGCAACCGTTGCACCAGTTAGATCAGTATCAGCAATTGTAAAGGGAGTGGTAGGAACTGTTGCGGTTTTTACGATAGGCAAAACTAGAGAAGATGTTACCTGAGCAAACTCACCAATCAACCATTGTAGGGTGATCCAGTCGATGCTTTGTACCCCCATATCAACAGTAGTTTCTGTTGCCGATATGTAGGTATCTACGTTGGCTAAAACTCCGTCTACATATCCTTGGGCTACGGTTTCCGTACCTGCCACATTGATCGCAAAAGAGCTTAATAGAGGAAACAAGCCCGCTAATTGCCCTTGGGGAGTATTGGTGTCGGGTGAAATAAAACCGTAGTTTTTCATTCCTTTAAAAGCCATGATGTTCCTCCTAGTCTGGGGTTAGTAAAACGGCATAATCGAGGTTTCCGGGGCTTCCCGTTTTAATTGCTCTAGCACGAACAAACAAGGAATTAGAATCTCGATATTCAGCAAGATGTCCACTGATAGGAATGGGGACTATAGCCGCAGTTCCATCAATAGTTAAAGGTCCACCAATTGCGGTAAAAGTGCCAGAAGAAGTAGGGCAGGATTCAATCGAAACCTGCCAAAAAGCAGAACCCGCATTAAAAGAGGTATATGTATTTGAAATAACGACGGCGGCGAACTCTTCCAAGGTTCTAGGATTAAGAGCGATTGCAGTTTCTGCGGTGGTTGCTGATATTGCAGTACCTTTTTCTCTTAATACCCCACAATGGTCTGGCTCTAGTCGGGGATAGCGTTTCAAGTTTACGAATGTTGGCATTTTTTTATCCTCTTATGCGACGATAGGAACGTCTTTAATTCCCCAGAGTCTGGCGATGGATTTGCGCTGGAACAATCCAATGCCAGCATCCCATTCAATTTCTTCTAGGTTCCACGGCCCTTCGGAATCTTGACCTTTTCCATAGACTTGCAACGGCTGAACTTGGATACCTTGCAATCTTAGATCGCCTAAAGAAACTAGGTAGATAGAAGTTCCCCCAGTGCCACCGCCTGGGCAGGATTCGGTAAATCCTAAAATTCGATTAGCTTGATTATCCTCATCTATTTCTAGAATCGGGATACCGGCGTAATACATTTGAGGCATACCTAGGTCGTTTTGGTTGAATGTTACAAATCCACTCACCCCAGTTGTACGGGCTGCAGTGGATAGTCTAGCAGCAAAAAGTTTGTCCATAATCCAGTGAGTTGGACGATCAACGTATTTAAGCAATACGTCAAGTTTTCCTAGGGAAAGAGCATCCCCTCCGCTAGTATTTCCTGCTGGCAATAGTTGAGTTGGAGAGTCTTTGGTTAGAGCCTGTAACCCGTTATATTCGCGGTCGTTAGTTTCTTTGGAGCCTTTAATAAACAGGCGATCAAAATACAAACTAAACGCTTGAATTTTGTCGCGTCTAAAAGATTCTGTAGACCCAGGCATCCGAGCCTCTAAAGCCCTGTCAACCGCTATTGATCCAGTATGGATCGCAGTTGAGTAAACTGCTTTTGTGTGAGTTCCTAAACCTCTTACACTTGGTTCGTTGAGGCGACGTACACCAACATCTCCTAATGTGTTTTGAACCTCAACCTCAATAGATCCCCCCGCGATAGTTCGGAAGGGCAAAAATGGCAGGACAGAAGATCCGAGTGCGAATTGCGTAATTACTTCCGCAAGACGATCCTTTCCTTCATTAAAACTACGATTGGCTGCCTCCAATAAAGTAGCTGCTTTATAATCAATGGTCATTTTTTCGATACCTAAATATTTGTTTTCACGGCATCGCACCGACAACACTACTCGCTAGTTATTGTTTTTCCATGCTAACAAATAAATAGCCCAGTAAGCAAATATACCTACTAGGCTATTGTGGGGGTTAATTCAGATTATAGTACAGGCTCGGTAGGAACTTCGGGATCGGGTTCAACTGGCATGGTGTCAACTGGAACATCCACAGGAGGCTCTATGACAGGAGCTTCGACTACAATAGCATCGCTTAAAGCGTCTACGCTAATCTTGATAGATTCCAATGCCGCGATTTGAGCCGAGATGTCAACGCTAGGAACTTTTAAAGCATCAATTACTGCCTGTAAGTTAACTTTGATTTCGGCTGATTCATTGTCAATACTAGCTTTAACCGCGTCAATACTGGCAGTTAAAATTTCAATTTGTTCGGTAGAGATTAGAAATTTAGACACAAGAAACTCCTTTAAATCGGTGATTGCGGTTAGAACGGATGACAGGTCTACGCCTATCAGTAATGGGGCTATCCCATGGGTTTGGGTCTGGGCTTGTACTTCTTTTTTGGCATTATTCGGCATTTTCGAGTTATTCTTTTTCCCTAATTGTACTCTTTAGCGCATGACTGCGAGACATGGTACACGATGGACAAGGTATAGGAAAGGGACTGTCTGGGGGCTGAGGCAAAAAGGGCGGCGGGCTAGAGGGGAGTGGTGGATTGGGATGGGGCGGTGGGTCGTCGATCAAAGTTTTCATAATAAATCCTAATTATTTTTCATTGTTATCTGCATCTTTGGCTACTACTCCGTTGGTTGCCAGTCCTATTGTAATTAGCCATTGAGCAATCTTAAAAGTGTGAGGAGCCTCTTCTAAAGTGTAATCAATTACCCAATAAGCGGCGATCGCGCTAATCAATCCCGATAAGGTGGTTTTCGGGTTTTTCGTTAGGTAGGTTTGCAGCGTTCGATTTCTCATCCTTTTTGAATCCTTTTAACCATATCCTCAAAAGTTTCTCGACTACCAGCCCGACCTTTAACTCCCTGGGTGATTCCAGTGCCACGAATATCGGGCTTTTCAAAAAAATGTCCCCATACTCTAGACTCTGTTAATTCAAGCATTAAATCTTTAGGGGTTTTGGGTCTCCCATCATCGTTTCTATCCTCTGCTAATCCTGAGATATCAAGCACTGTGATGGAGCCATCAGCTTCCACTTGAATCCGATCTCTTAAAACATTTTCATACAGGATTTCAAAACTAGACCTGCTAGTGGCATCAATGTTATCTTCCTTCCCTCCAAGCTGATAGTAATAGCGTTGAATGGCTGTTTTTTTGCCATTTTCTGCTAGTTGCTTTTCTAGCTGGGTAGTTTTTGCCTGTTGAGCGTCGAGAGCTTTTTGTTTAGTTTCTGCTAGTTCTTTAAACTTTTGATTAGAGATTTGCTTTTCTTGTTCGGTTTTTTCTTTTAACTGCTTTAACTCCGCATATTCGTCAAGATCAATGTTTTCAAGCTTGACTTTAAGTTCTTCATACTGCTTAATCTGTCTTTCTAGTTCTTTGCGTCTAGCCCGTTCTTGGTCTAAAGCTTTTTTCCCCGCTTCACCTAGCGGAACATCGTTTTCCTTCGGCTCTAGGGTAGGGTCTAAATCGGGGGTTAAATCGTCAATTTCTGACATAAAAAATTACCTATATTTTTGTGGTATCCAAAACAATTGTACTCAATAAGTCGGTTTTCTTGTGGTAACTGTAAATTATACGTAAAAACTCCAAGTGTTCGGCGTAATCAAACCTTACCAAGCAACCAGCAGAAGACTTACCAATATCGTTTTTAGTCTGTGAATAGCCATAAATCCCGTGCTGATTAATACCAAATAGTCCAGTCTCTCTCTTGTCACCAGTACGGAAGGAGTCTTTATTTTTATCCCGACAAACAGTAATCGGATTAACCTGAATTAATGCAGGGTGTTTAAATCTGCCTGTGCCATGAATGCCCCAAGCCCAACAATTCACAAATGGGGTGTCTAGTGCAATGCTAGCCGCACCTTTTGGGTTCATGGGGTTTTGAGTGTAGTATTTCCCTGGTTCGGTTGTTGCCAGTTCGTTAAATAGGATTTCTGCTTTTTTGTTTTCCACCCTTAATAGCAGCGAGCGATCATTAAAAGTGTTGGCTGATTCGGGTAATGGGTTCCCCTTTTCGGTGCTATCTTCTAAATAGACAATATTGAGCCCACCGATGGGATAGTCTAGCTCCCTGAGTCGCATGTAGACCATATCCGCTAGTATTTGATCGCTCATTTATATGCCTCTGCTTGCCATAAAAAAATAGGAATATTTGTTAGTTTTACTAGCTTAAATATAGCTTGATTCCATTCTGATTTAATTGCTTGAATTGGAGTTGTTGCCATTTCCGCCCTAGCTTCATTGTCAATGTCAAGAATTTTGTATTGTGGTTTTACAGATTCCTCATCTAGTCGGGCTTTGATTTCTGGCATTGAATCCAATAATGCCTGCAACTCTAATAGCCAAGCATCTCCCCTTTCGGCAAAGAGAGAGTCAACTTCCGTCACGATGTCAGTTAGTTTGTTGTAGGGGTATTCTAAAAAGTCTAGGATGTTTCTATAATCATTTGTCCTTATTGAAGCTGCCATGTTGAAAGATACCAAAAAACGCATAGAACAGAAACTAAAGTCTATTCTACCAAAATCCACCTATCAACCCAATCAAAAACAGGTGTCTATAAAGTACCTTGGCAAAACTATAAATCTGGCTACGTTGGGCGGGGGAATTGCTAGAAAAACCACAATCAGATAATTAGTCTTTTCCCAAAAAGTCAGATCTTCTTTTGACTAAATCGGGGTGTGCTTGTGCCAAAATTTGCCATAAGTCCCTAACGCTTGCCCTAAGCTCCTCATGCCTTTGTCGCTCCGAGAATCTATCGTCTTTAGCTTCGCGCTCCATAGCTTCTAGCCTAGCTACATGGATTTTTTGCTCTGATCTAAGTTCTTTCATGTCATCCTTGATCTCAGCTAAATCCTGATGGTTGCTGTTTAGCGCGTCGGCAATTTGAGTTAGTCTTCTCGTGTTTTCCAAGGAATTAGATAAGATGAATTTTCCTGCTGCTACACAACCAGAGATTCCTGCTAGGATTAAACCTCCTAATGCGATTAACTCAGAAAGAACCATAAAATACCATAAATACCATAAATACTATTAATTTATTGTAAATATTTTAGGCAATAAAAAACGGGGTTTTACTCCCGTATTCCCAAGTTGAGTTGAAATGACTTCTAGTTTTTATGCCAAGATTTGATTTATTTACATAATTCCTCCAGTGTTTTGAGTATTATTTCTTCGCTAGTAGAAAGTGACCCGCGCATGATTTTAGAAAATGATTTAAGAGTCTTTTGGACAAAACTATCAGCACTAGGAGAATTATAGATTCTCTCCATTCTTGCTAAAAGCACCTGATAAAAGTCTAATTGCTCTTGAGTGTAGTCGATGGGAAAGCACGATTTGTCTGATATTCTAATACTTTCTTGCCCTGTGTAGTCAACCACGGTTATATGTTCAGTCCCTACCACCGTCACGATTGCCCATGAACCGTTTTTGCTCGGTACGTCGGTCATTTTTACTACATCTCCTTCTTGGTACTGGTAGTTTTCGGCGGGTTTGATGGCTGACAAAACCAGCCGATTAACTACTGATGCGGTGGGAGAATCATCAGTATCAGCCAACGCTAAACTCCATACTTTTGCCATTTTGTCTTTTACTTTATAAAGCTTTGCTAATGGTTTGCACAAAGAAGCATTTTGGGGCAATTTTTTGCCATCGAATCCCGAATCGTGAAGGATATCAATTACTTCTGAGGCTTTGATATATTCACGGATTACCAGATAGCAAATCCGATATTTAGAGTGATTGGCTTGACAGAAAGCCTGAAAACTTAGGTACTGCTCTTTATAAAGTTCTTCATCTCGGATGGTTCTGAATGCCAAGCCGATCTCATAAAAGCCTAGGCTAATAGCCTCTAAGTGGGTTTCTATTTTGGATTCTAAAGCCCGCAATCGGGCAATTTTTTCTAATCCTTCTCGTGTATTAATTCGTACAGTAGCAATCATGATGTTTTTCCTGCAATAAAAAGAATATCTTCAGCCAAGGAAGCTCTGTCGACTAAAGTGGTTTGTAGCGCAGATTCAAGCAAGGGAATATGATGAAGTCCAATTGTTCGGTAGCCAGTTTCTACCTGCCAGATCCATCCCGTAGTAGTGTGAATCATTTTTGATAGCTCGTTAGTTGATAAACCTAGCTTTTCGCGCTCGGATCTGATTTTTGCCCCTAATCCTGATATCCTTATTTGATATGCTAAGGGTACATTTTTGTCCTTTCGAGATGTGGGAACTCGCGCTTGATAGGATAGAGATGTCATGATGGGTTTAGTGATTGATGCTCTAATTATAGCAATTTATCTAAGTTAATGTACTACCTTTATAAAAAATTTTATGGCTTTATCTACTTTTGCCTCTTTAAGAAATAAATACTTTACCTCTGACATAGCAGTATCAGTGGGGAGTGGAGGGTCTACGACTTCGGCTTACAGTCTAGGTCTGAGGGTTTTTGGAGTATCGAGAGCAGGGAAAAATATTAACAGTGACAGGATAGCGGTATCTATATCGGCAGGACAGCAAGTTACTATTACGCTAAATAGTACGTTAAGGGCAAGTGGTGAGGATATATACAGAATAGGAATAGCAGGAGAAACGACAGGAAATGATGCAGATAGCTATATTTTGGCTGAATTTGAAGCAAAACAAAGCAATCAAATATCAGATATTACTTTTTCTCCCATTGTGCTTTCTAGGGATCAGCATTTCGTTCTTAATGGCACGGTGGCAAATTACGCGAGTTTGCCCAGCAATCCTATTAATGGTACAGCTAGATTCGCAACGGCAGAAAACAAATATTATTTATACAGATTGGGCTCTTGGGTAGAGGTAAATGGACTAAGTACCTACACCTTGACGACTACGGAAAAGAGAGCAACAGGAAAACTGTACGGCGGCTGCGATCTCCCCATAATATCGCTAGATACTGGCGAATTTATTCCTATTCCTGCTTATGATGCCACAACGGGGGGAAATAGCTACCCACTAAAACTATGGCTTTTAAATGGCACTGAGGAGGTAGGTGGTGCGGTAATTCCACAGGGGAACTTTATTGATTTAGAGTTACGGCTAAACGGAACTTCTTCTGACGCTGCGGTAATGTCAGGAAGGGTGATAGCAACGGCATTAGGAAAAGTTCGTAAACTAACAGGGATTTCTACAAATACCAACATTACAAGCACGTCGGCCATTTGGAAATACAATAACAGCAATTTATTCGTAGTTCCAGAAAATATTGATGCGGGTTACGCGCTTGCCTTTTCTGTCGTTTTCAATTTTACGGAATTATCAGATGGGGACAATCTTAGTTTTAGGGTTTACGATAAAGGTTTATTTGCAATACCCGAACCAGCATTAGGAATAATTTTTGGAGATGGCATCTTTCCAGTCGCTCCTTATTGTCGAATCGTTCCTAGTCTGTCAGGGATTAGGCGATTAGCTGGGGAAGGATTAATTGAAAAGAATAGATTTGAAACCAGAATCTCTTACGATACGGGATTGGGGCTTGTAAATGACAGCACCGCGCAAAAAGTAGCTATTAGCGGTGTTTTAGTCGGGCAAGTTAGAATTAGACAATCAGGGGAATCTTTACTAGGAACTGAGGCAGTAAGGGCTGTCATTTCTACAGAGCCTGGTATTGCACCTGCTTCTAATTGGTCTACTCCTGTTACTTTATTGGCAGGGCAACAAATATCAGTAGCTGTTAGCTACCCTTGCAATAATGTGGGAATAGGCACAGTTAGAGGCAATTATCCTGATGTGATCGCGGGTAACTCTGCGGGTGATTTTACCCCAGTTCGGTTAAGGGTAGAGGTCAGAAAGTCAGGAACCGTCTATCAGCAAAGCAACGTTACGATAGTCCCTAATACTACTCAAACTTTTATAATTAGTTCTCTTGGAACTGCGGGGAGTTCCCCATCTACAAATAGCAGTTTATCATTTAATCTTTGGGGATATTCAGGGATAGCACTAACTGCGATCGCGGGAACTTCTAGCCTAGCAGCAGGTAGTTATGAGGTTAGAGTTTATTACGAATATCCCTCACCTAATCCTGTTGTTACAAAAATTTCTCACTCAACTCTTGACGGGTGCATTCCCGAACTTTTAGCTTTAGCACCTTTTATTATTGAGCTTCCCTTTGTTTTCGTGGCTCCCACGGTGGGAACCTATACGCTATTACTTTCTACGGCTAAAGGAAAAACTTTAAACGCTATCAAGGTAAAAACCGATAGTGGTACTGCAACTTTTAACCTTAAAATAAATTCTACTAATATAACAGGTGTCAGTTCTATTACTGCTACTACTTCAAAAGCAGCCTATAACGCAACGGCTGCTAATGTGATGGTCATTGACGATGATCTTAAAATAGAAATTACATCCGTATCTGGTGCCGTCAATCTTAGTCTTCTCTTAATTTTTTCATGAGTACAATACTTCCCTTATTATGTTTTTCTGGCAATGCACTACCTCCTAGCGTCCCTTTCCCTAGTAGCTAAAAATAGAATAATTAATTAAAATAGCAACTCATACTGTGAACTTTTGCTGTATCTGCAATCACGGGATCTAATTGGCTTAATATTGGGGATAAACTTTTGACTTTAAATGTCTTAATTTTAGAGCCGCTTGGGATTGTCGCAGTACCGTTATCTACAATAATCGCATAGGTTTTTACGTCTAACTTTATGTCTGTTTGCTTTAGGGTTTCTCCGTCGTCATAAGACCAAGCGACTCGACTTATCTTGTCGTTTTCTAAAATATCTTCTGCATTAAAAAGAGGAGTAATCCTAAAACCCGAATAATTAATAATAGGTCCAGTATTTATTTCTTGTCGCTGAGGCATGTCAAGATAAAAGTTTGTTACAGCCCTAAAATCTTGATTGGTTGTAGTTAGTGGATACTTAAATCCATCTTTGTAGTAAAAGCTTTCTTCTAAAAGACTAGGAGGTATTGTAAAAACGACAGTTTGCGTGAATGAACCGAATGAGTCAGCATACCACTCATAGTCTATTTTGTGAATAATTGCGCTATTGTCTAATCCTCTTTGTTTAATTGCTTCTCCATGTCCACTGTAAACCCAATACTTATCAGAATAAAAACGAGACTCTACTGCAAAAACAGTCTTTTTTATATCAACATCAAAAGTTACTCCCATCATTTGCATATTTCCAGAAGCAGATACTTTTGTGACTGAAGATACAGCTTCCTCTTTTAGTATTTTGCTATTGTCGTATTCTCGTCTGTATTGAATAGCCGTTAGATCGTAAGGAATTGGTAGTCTTTCAATTCCCGACGGGCTAACTATTGTATAATTAAATGTTCCTGTTGAAATCGTACTTTTAGGAATAAAAGAATATTCTGTAAGAGCAGTAGCGAAAAAAGCACTAGAGCGTAATCGCGCGTCCTCTTCGGTGTAGATAAGCTTGCAGCCGTAAATATTGATAGAGTGCCTAATGGACGTAGTTTTTGCGCTAAAAAATAAACCAAATTCAATAGGATAAGCGGTCATAACAATATTCAATGCTTGTAACAATTCAGCGTCAAACGCTTGGTTTTGACCATTTCCCCCAACAAATTCAGCCATATAGTTTGAACTAACAAAATTTGTTAGTTCAATAGACAGTCCTCCAGACATAATTGAGTTATGAAAATTTGGGCAAAAAACATCTAGCAAAGCAGTTGTTTCTGATGGGGATAAAAATTCAATGTCGTCCCAATACAAAGGGAAAAATGCTGTATCGGCACTAAATGCAGGAACAAAAAAATTAGATATAAATATACTTGCTTCGACGTTAAAGTCAGCGTAAGGAGCATCGTATATTGTATTTAGATAGCCGAAGCTAGTAGAAGTTCCTATTTGTGGACCTAAAGTCAAAAAAGTCCAAGCTCCTTCTACGTAATCGTATAGACGGAGGACTGAGAGGCTGGTTGTGGTTAGTCCCTGAAAATCTTCTGTATACAGCCATGGACGGGATACTGTTAGCCTTGGTAAATTTACCGCTAGGTCATCCGTGCTATCACTTCGGCTGAACTCTAATGAATATTCCCTGTAATCTTCTCCTGTCTTGAGATGAGATTGATCGTCGAAAAAATACCAAATATAAGGATCCCTTGGGGCGAAAAACCCATTCCCAACGGGATCACAGCCATTAGCTCCGACGTGAATTGTTGGGGCTAAATTTGGGCGTAAAATAACAGATGCTTCCAGGTTATTTGAATTGGTAAACGTCTGTCCGTCAGGAATAGTAATGACAAGATCGGGGCTTGAATACTGAACCATTACAATCCAATCGTTGAGCTTGTTTCCAGTGCTGTTTATTGCGGCTGATATCATCTTAGTTCTACTAAAAAGAATATTGCCAGCTTCATCTAAATCGTTAATTTTTGTCAATTCCCCTATTTTAATGGGAACATTGCGATCTCCTCCTATATAAAACTCAAACTTATTATCTGATTCAATGCTAAATAGAACTTTAATAGGATAGATTTCAAAAGTAGCTTGTCTTGGTCTTCTGTTAATAATTTGAGTTGATACGGTTTTAGTCTCTCCCTGAGAAGAAAAAGCAAACCATCCTGATTGAGTTTTGCTAACTAAAACCGTAGTTGAGTTTAGATCGTTTCCCGCTTTAGCTGATATAGTTTTGCCATTGGGGAGCCTAACCGATACCATTTCCCCTGCTTTAGTCAATCGGTTTATTTTGCCAATCTTCATAAAAATAACCCCTTAGGAGCGTTCGATAAAAATGCTCAACTACAAATTAACTGACTTCGACAAACATTGCACCGTCTCTAGCTGATTCTATTCTTGCCCTAATCAAATCATCGTAAAAAGCAATAGTTACCCCTACTTCTCTCGTGTCAATAGTTGCCAAGGTTTTTTCTACTATGTGATAAGGTTTTTTGGTATAGATATAAAGCCTTGGATTATCGGCATCTTTAGCCCAAGCTATTGCGTCGATAGTGTCCTGCCTAAGCTCTTTAATGTCATTAGCATCTACAGCCTTAAAATGCTCTGCTCCTGCCTGTATTAGTTCTAAATCGTGTTTATCCATTAATTTATTCCTGGGTATTTGTCGGACCAATTTAGACTGTCCCATTTGCCACTATTTTTAAGTTCCATTAATTGAGAAACTGCAATATTTTGGTTATACTTCTCTTCTAGCTCTTGCCTTCTAGATTGAAATTGAAGCCTTTTTAGAACTAGCTGAATGGTCACAAAGTCTAGTGTACTATAAATTTGTAATGCTGACTGGACATCAAAGATTGATATTAGATCCGCTATTAAATCGCCTTCACTATCTCCGCACGATGGTAAAATAAAACCTTCGGATATATCTGGGACTATAGATGGCTCAACGTCCATGTTTTCGATAATCTTTAAAATCTCAAGTGTTGAGTCTTTATCTAGGCTACTAATATCTTTTTGGCTTAGACTCCATTCACCCAGATAAATTGCTATAGTCTCAGATTGCCCTTTGGCGTTGTTTTCGGACAAAAAGTCTATAGGGTTTGTTTTAGGGGGGATAGAAAGAGAAGACAACCAGCCCGATATTAGCAGGCAGATCATTTTAACTTCTCTTCTTCTTGATGCGGGGACGGGACGTAAAACGATGACCTTGCCATTAGGTAATTGATAGGGGGAAACTTTCACTAATCTTTTTCCCAAAATAATTTGGTTGAGATTATCCCCTGAAAGCCATTATCTTGATTGGTATTTAGAGATATAGTGACCGTATTTAGATCGCATCCTATAAATGCTGCTTTAAGTGCTTTTTGTCGATAGGTTCCAGTTAGCCCATTAGCTCTTAGGTCATTTAATTTTTGGGCTAACCATGACTGCCAATCAGCTAGAACCAAAAAATTGGAGACTGATTCTTCTGTAAAACTGATTATTAATCTAATTGAAAAGCTTATGTTCAGGCTTGTTTGAGGATCTAGCATTCCACTAGAATCTAAGTCAATTGAGTTAAGAAAAACTGCTCCCTGTGGAGATTGATTCGGCGTGTGAATATCTGAAAAATAAGAAAATTTGATGGGTTTAGATGCTTCTGATAGTTCTACGGCTTTTGATTCAAGGTATAATATTAATGCTTGCCAAAGGGCTGAGTTATAGGAAAAGTCCATGTTTTCTAAGTCTGGAGTTCAAAATTTTTTAAATACTGCTTATAGCAATATACCTAATAAATTTAAACTTTGGGTAATAGTTGATGGCGTTCCCAGAAAAGTTTTAAATTCTGATGGCTCTGAACCGTTTTTAAGAACAATAAACGTCAAAACCAATCAAGAACTAGCGTTGTTAGATGGCTATAGCTTTGATGCTACTATTTACCGCGCCACGGTAACAGAAGCGATTACTTCAGGTACTCCGCATTTAGTTTCAGGACTTCCTAGCAGGATCAGGACATTTAGCGGGGAAATTAAGTCAGGGCTTCCGACTGCTAACGATTCTTGGTTCATGACCGAAGACAATGGAGCTATTAGCTCGGCTCGGTTCGTTGCTTTAAAGCACCTAAAACGAGAAAGAAAATTAGATAGTTTTGACTCGGTTTATTTAATCAGGGAGTCTGGCTATGTAGTCGTTGAGCAATTGTCATCTACTAGGATTACTCAAAGTGGAAACCGTAGGGTAACTAGAGATGGTAACATTAGGGTAAGTGTGGCTTGAGGAGCCGAACAAATGGCAAATGTAGATGTACGAATTATTGATCTAGACCCTGGATCGGTGAATGATAATCACCTATTCGAGTCTGACGATGGAAGTACTTCTTTTAAAATAACTGCCATTGATTTACGCGCTTATTGTCAAAATGGGCTAACTCCTCAATCAATCGGAATCGCTGCGGGTGTTACGACTACAGAATTGAATTTTCTAGATGGGGTTACGGCAGGAATCCAAGAACAAATTGACGCTAAAGCTCCTATCAATAATCCCACCTTTACTGGTACAGCTTCAGGAATTACCAAGGCAATGGTAGGATTGTCCAATGTAGATAATACAAGTGACATCAACAAGCCTATCTCGACTCTTCAGCAAACGGGTTTAGACGGAAAAGTATCAACATCTGTCACTATTAATACAGCTTCGGGGCTAACTGGCGGAGGTTCTCTCTCTACAAATAGGACTATATCTCTAGATATTTCAAGCCTCGCAAATAAAGCTATTCCATCAGGTTCCGATCAGGTTTTAATCTATGATCCTGTCAGTTTAAGCCACCGACGGACTACCATGTCGGGAATAACTTCTGGGTTCTCTGGCGGGGGTGGTGGGGTAACAGTTCACGGCGCACTAACGGGGTTGAGTAATGATGATCACCCCCAATACTCCCTAGCCAACGGGACTAGATGGACTGTTACACCAACAGCTAATAGGGTAGCAATTTCAACCGCGTCAGGACATTTATCAACATCTCCTATAACAACCACACAATTAGGTTATTTAAGCGACGTTACATCATTAATTCAGGCACAAATAGATGGCAAAACAGCATCTGGACATACCCATTCAATTGCCAATATTGCCAATCTTCAAACCAATTTAGATTCTAGGGCTTTAAACTCTAGAATTATCGCTACGGCTTCGGGACTAACAGGAGGGGGAGATTTATCGGCTGATAGAACAATAGGATTAAATATTTCTGCACTTCAATCTAAAGCAAATCCATCTATTTTGGATGAGGTTTTGATTTATGATGTTTCAACTTCAAGCCACCGACGGACTACTGTATCGGGAATAACGGGCTATTCTGGAGGCGGTGGGGGCGGAGTTACTTCTCACAACGCATTGACTGGATTAAATGCCGATGATCACCCTCAATATTCCCTAGCTAACGGTACTAGGTGGGCTGCTAATCAAACGGCCGATAGGGTAGCGATTTCCACCGCGTCAGGATATTTATCAACATCTTCTATAACAACAACTCAATTAGGTTATTTAAGCGACGTTACGTCATTGATCCAAGGACAATTAAACAATAAAACCAATTCGGGACATACCCATTCAATTGCTAATATTAACAACCTTCAAACCAATTTAGATTCTAGGGCTTTAACCTCTAGAGTCGTTGCTACAGCGTCAGGATTAACAGGCGGGGGAGATTTATCAGCAGATAGGACAATAGCCCTAAATATTTCTGCACTTCAAACTAAAGCAAACCCTGCTAATGCAGATCAGGTTTTAATTTACGGAGTTTCAGAATCAAGCCATAGAATTACTACTGTATCAGGAATAACCTCTGGGCTACAGCCATTGTTAATTAGTAACACTAATTTAAAAACGGTTAATTACGAGTCTTTACTGGGTAGTGGGAACATTGCAATAAGTGGTAGTTCCCCATCGATAACAACTTTGACCGACGCTGCTACTGTCACTCCTAACGTAGACACAACTACAATAGGAATACTAACTTCATTGTCGCAGAATACGACGATAGCCAATTTTACTGGTACTCCTGTAAACTATCAGGAGTTAGTATTAAGAATTACCTCTTCTGCTATAAGGCGAATAGCGTGGGGGTCTGCATATAAGGGATTATTATTACCTAACACGACTTCAGGAAACGGAATAGAGGATTACTTCTATTTTAGATTTAATTCCCTAGATAATAGATTCGATTTAGTGTCTACCAATCAACCATCCGACGAAGTTGAATTATCGTACCTAACTTCTAGTTTAATTTTGACAGGTAATTTATGACCAGTGCAATTCCACAAGGGACTCAATTAAGATATTTCAACTTGACGGTGAACAATGCTTCACTGCAAAATAGATTTTCAGCAGCGATTACAATAGTCGCTAATGGTATTTTGCAGGATGAAAATAGTTCATCCCAATTAATAAAATTGTCCAAAAAAGTTGCTAGCGATCCTAGTGAGATGGAAATTTTAGTAAACCAAGCAATCAAATTCGCTATTTCGGAAGGATTAATTATTACCTCTGAGTCTACTGTGTCAAACAATCAAGATGGAACTTTTGACGATAACACCGTTTCTGACACAACAATAGAGTCAATTATTTTAGGATTGGCAAGTAATTCTGCATTGTTAACAACTTTAGGATATGAGAATTAATTATGGCACTTAACCCAGAGACGCAAATCCCTAGATACGCTATTGAACAAGGAACCTTTAAAGGGGTTCTGACAGGAACAACTATTGGGACTTTAAATTCCGACACTAACGGGACAATTATTTGCCCTGCCGTAACCAACGGAAGTCGAATTGTGTCGTTGTACGGGATGACAAATGACACTGTAACAGTCAACGTTTTACTTTACGGATTTACATTGACTGGACATCCACAGGGTAGCAGCTTTGTTCGCCCAATTGGATTAGTTAATATCCCTCTGTCTAGTGCTAATACTTTTGCCGCTCGCTCTCACGTTGATATTCTGTCTCCAACAAATTTACCTGGGATAGAGATTGACCCAAGTTCAAGAAAACCATTTCTTCTCTTAGGAAGAGGCGAAGCATTAAAAGCCACAACGTTAGCAAATCTAAGTTCGAGTGCAATTTGCGTTATAAGTGGCGTAAAATTTGATTATCTGGGGTAAAATATGATGAGCCACACAGGAAATGTTACGGGGAGTTTTTTAGGGAGTTTTTCAGGGCATGGGTCAGCAAATTATTCTAAAAATGATTTGTTTGACCTTCAAGATTTGCAACCGTTATTGTGGCTTGATACCTCAGATATTTCTAGTATTGCTGTTGAACAGGGCGCAGTGTCTCAATGGCGCGATAAAAGCAAATATAAGCAAAATTTTTCTCAGACCGTAGGCTCTCAGCGTCCGAGGTTATCAACGGCGGAAAATTTGCCAGCTTTGTTTTTTGACGGCTCAGACGATAATTTGACTGCGCTTTCTACGGCACAAAACTACGCCTATCCGTATACAGCGTTGTTTTTGGCTTCTGCGTCTTCGTTTTCAAGTTCCTATAATACTTTATTTGATTCCTATCAAGATGCAGCAGGAGCGTTACCTGGCGCCAGTTTTTTTATAAAATCAAACGGAAAAAGTGCGTTTTATGGCGTGTCCACAACGATACAGCCAAGCTACGACGGGACTGGCGCTATTACCTATCAAGCAAATAATCCATTTTTAATAGCTTTTTCTATTGCCAATAATAGTATAAATTCGTGGGGGAATGGAGTAAATGATGGAATTATGTCATCAACTTTTACAAATAAAACATCGCCAGTCGAAAACGAGATTTATCTTGGTGCAGGAGTACGTTTTAATAGATATACTCCTTGGCTTTATCGTGAGGTTCTTTTTATTCCAGGGATTTCCACAGTAAACCGTCAAATTGCCGAAGGCGTTCTCTGCTGGAAGCGAGGATTACAAAATATTCTCCCTGCTACCCATCCCTACCGAAATCGCGCACCATTAATCGGAGATTGAATTATGCCAGTCGATTCTACCCACCCACAATATGATCAATTTAAGAAAATGATCGAGTTTTTATCTGCTTCTTACGAAGGTAAAAAATCATGGTATCCCTATGAGCAATATGGAAGCATTAACTCAAGCCAAATAACTGATACGTCTGTAGATTCTAGCAATGGTTATGTTTGGCTGCGAAATATCTTTTTACCACCAGAGCATCGGGAATCACCAGAAAAATATTATGGTAGGCTAAAACGATCTAGATATAAAAAACTATTTGAGAAAACAGTTAATAATTTTGCAGGACTATTAAGTCAATTTAGCATTAAACCTGATACTCTTAATTGGTATTCTCAAGAGCAAAAAGAAACAATTTTAAATAATATTGACTTGCGAGGAACAAGCTTACAACAATTTTTAGTAGATGCTGACATATCGGCTTTATGTAAGGGATTTTGTGCGATTATAGTAGATTATAGTCGTAATGGGGATGCTTCAAAAAAAAGACCGTTTTTAACTAGAGTTGATAGAGAAAATATAATCAACCCCTTAACTGTTTTTCGGGATGACGGATCAATGGCTGTAGACAGATTGGCAATAAAAAGAAGCTATTACAAGCAAGATCCAAGTGATAGATATAGTGTAAAATTAACAGATCAGTTTATTGAATATCTTCCTGGGTATTTTGCTATCTGGGAAAAGGTAGATGGCAGCTTGACTCTTGTAGATGAAGGCGATACCTCTCTACCTATAATTCCAGTAATTTTTTACCCAAATAACTGCAATAATCCCCTTGAGATAGAACCGCCATTATTAGGAATTGCCGAGGCTAATTTAAGCCACTATCGACTACATACGGACTATCTGGAGTCTCTGCATTATCAAGCCCCTTTGTATGTTAGGACTGGGGTAGCAAACACTTCGGATGACACAATATTAAAGCCCCTTTTAATCTCTCCCCATACCGTTGTTGATTTAGCAGTGGATCAGAAACTTGAAATATTAGAAACCACTGGAAACGCAATAGGGCTTAAAAAAGAATCTTATGAAGAAATAGAGCAAGAGATAGCCCGAGAATCCCTTAACTTCCTTGGCTCCGAACAAACGATGACAGCCACGGAAGCTAATATCAGGGGAACGGTATCACGAGCCAATTTAAGTCTTTATGGCTCCGACAAAATGAGTGCGGTCAATGAAATTTTCACCTTATGGGCATTGTGGGAAGGTAAAAAGCCACCATCGGATCAGGGGATAGTAATTAAAGAAGGATATTGGATGGGCTTAACTCCTGACATGATCCGAGTCCTGACAGAACTTTTTACCCTAGGGGCTTTGGATGTTGAAAATCTATGGGCTATTTTAAGTAATTCAGGAGCATTGCCATCAGTAGATATTCAGGCAATCCTAGATAAAGTGCAAGGTAATCAGGAGACAATCTAATGCCAGCAGGATTTACTATTAGCAACTCTTACAACGTCGGAGCTTCTACAGTAGCAGGATTTACGATCTTTAACTCTCCCATTGCCACACCGTCTCTGATAGAAATTATTGAACCTTTAGAAATTAGCACACCTAGGATTAAAACCAATCTAATAATCAGTCCAGATCCTCTTTTTTCTATTGCCAGAATTATCAATCTTTCTATCTCTCAATCGTGGCAAAATCCTCCTAGTGGAAGCCTGACAATTAAATCCCACAAATCCAAACTGTCAGAACTTCTAGCCTTTTTCACTCCAACTAGAGCGATTTCTTGCTATGGGATTGATTTTATTTGTGGTGTGCCTTCTGTAGATTTTTCCCGTGAAGCCGTACAGATAACAATCCCACTGCAAAGCCCTTACTCAAATTATGGGGATACCATTAGATGCCCGATAGATAAGCCCATTCAGATTAATTTGGGGTCTAGTGGCACAGGGGGAACTAGCAATAGAGTTAGGTCTTATTCTTTTAGCTATGTTGCT